CTTGACCAGGCTGCGGCCCTGGAGTTGGCGTTGGAGTTGCGCACCTACCGGCTGGGCCAGACCGTGCTGCGCCCCGACGTGCTTCCGGATGCGGTGTTGTTCGTGTTGAGCGCTGGTGAGGGCAACATCGTTGAGCGCCGCACGGCTGAAACGACAGCTGAGATTCGTGGCGCAGCTGATGGCACGTTCACGATTGTCGGTCACGCTGCAGTGTTCTCACCACAGATTTCAGAACCACTCGGTGGCTTTAGGGAAACAATCGCCAGGGGCGCGTTTCGGAAGGTATTGGCTCAGCAAAGCCTTGACGTACTTGGCCTTTGGGATCACGACCAAAGCAAGATCCTTGCCCGCACAACGAACGATTCGTTGACGTTGCGCGAAGACCCAACGGGGTTGTATTACGAAATGCGAATCCCAACTGGCGTCAGTTACGCCAATGACCTGCGCATCCTTGTTGAGGGCGGGTTCATTTCAAAGAGTTCGTTTGCTTTCCGTGTCAGTGAAGGACAGGCATGGAATGAAGACCCGGCTACGGGCGAGCTGCTGCGCACCATCACGCAGTTCGATTCCCTCACGGATGTTTCAGTTGTTGGACGCCCCGCGTACTTGGGTACGGATGCGGGTGTTCAGCGTGAACTTGAAACGGTTGCTGAAGCAGCCGTCCAAGAAGTTTCGTCAACTAGCCAACCGGAGCAAGGGGTCGTGGGTGCTGCCGTGCAGCTCGACGCTCAGGCCGGTGGCAGTGCTCGGCAGCAAGACGAAATGCCCATACCTAGTCGCCAATCAGCGGCGTGGTGGAAGGCACACATGCGCGTCAACGGGCGCGCATAAATCAAACACACAAAGGAGTGTCACATGAGTGACAAGACCGAAGACCTTCGGGTCAAGCATGGTCAGCTGCTCTCTGAGATGCGTTCGACCCTTGATGCTGCCAGCACAGAGCTGACAGCTGAGGATTCGAGCAAGCTCGAGAAGCTGGACAACGAGATCGACGCTGTTGAGCGTTCACTGAAGGCCGTTGAGATGGTTGCTGCTCGCAGCGATCTTCCCAGCAACGAAGAGATTCGCGCAGCGGCTCTTCCAGCAGTTGAGGCTCGTGGCATTGAGGCCGACAAGGTTGAGATGACTGAAGAGCGTTCGTTCACTGAGTACCTTCGTTCGCAGGGCCAGAACGTTGAAGCTCGTGCGAACCTGATTGCTGGCACTGATGCAAATGGTGGTTTCTTGGTTCCGAAGGTTTGGAGCAACGAGCTTATTCGTGAGCTTGCGCTTCAGTCGCCGGTACTGAATCTCGCCAAGATCATCCAGACCAGCAACGGTGACACGTTCAATCAGCCGATCGCAGCTAACGCTCAGTCTTACGCGATCCAAGCTGAAGAGAGCGGAATCGCAGCTTCGGCTGACACGTTCACAAACGTCGCGTTTGGCGCGTACAAATTCGCCGCAATCATCAAGGTTTCTAACGAAATCCTGTCTGATGCAGCGTATGACATTGACGCTGAAGTGCGTGACGGTGCAGCTGAGGCTCTTGGTGACACGATTGCGGCTTACCTCGCAACCGGCACCAACTCGTCACAGCCGCAGGGCATCAAGGGCGCAACCACTGGCGTCACAGCCGCTACTACGACAGCAGTCACTGCTGACGAGCTCATTGACCTCGTGTACTCGGTCAACCAGCGCAACCGTGCAAACGGTAAGTTCGTTTGCTCGACCGCACTGCTCAAGGCCGTTCGTAAGCTGAAGACTGGTTCATCCGGTACGCCTGGCGACTACGTTTGGCAGCCGTCATACGTGAATGGTGAGCCTGCAACGCTGCTCGGGTACCCCGTGTACGAAGACGGCAAGCTGGAGGCAATGACCACCGGCAAGACCGTCGCCGTGTTCGGTGACTTCAAGCGCGGCTTCGGTATCCGTCGCGCTGGTGAGGTTGAGGTTGCTGTTGACCCGTCGGTGTACTTCGCCAACGATCAGGTCGCCTATCGCGTGAAGCTGCGCATGGACAGCAAGATCCTCGCTGGCGACGCGCTCCGCAAGCTCGTTCTCGCGTAGTCAATAGGCACACAGTCCCGCTCGCTCCTTAATCGGGGCGAGCGGGATTCTTGCCGTACCAATCTTCCACCAGGGGAAAAGGAAACTCACATGGCACTCGTCAAAGTGAAACTGTTGGTCAGTCGCGCCGGGGAATCGTTCTCCAACATGGCCGGTGACGTAGTTGAAGTTGAGGCTGCTGAAGCTAAACGCATGATTGAAGCCGAGCAGGCCGAGCCCGTCGCGCAAACTCGCGCTAAGAAGTCCACTCGCGCTGTCGCAGTCAATTCGTCGGAGACTCGCTAGATGCAGCGCGTGGTCAAGGGCGTCCCGGCAACGTTGACGCTTCCAACATCATTGAAGGCTTCAGCTGGCACCGTGACGATTACCCGCGACCGCGACGCATCAACCATTGTTTCTGCTGCAGCAGTGACCGTTGCGGCTAAGAGCGTGTCGTATACGCTCGCTGGGCAGACTTCCGAAGCGAACTTGACTGCAACGTGGTCTTTGACCACAGCGTCGGGCACCGTCACGGTTAGCGAACCAGTTGAGGTCACGTCGTGCGAAGCAGTGAGCGTTGATGAGATGCGCACTCGCAGGCCGCTCGATGACGTAAACCGCTACCCCGACTCGACGCTCATCAGGGCGCGTGAGGCACTTGTCTCCGAGATGAGTGACCGTGCGGGAGTGAAGTTCACGGGTGGGGAGTTCACCGTCACACTTGACGGCACCGGTGGCACCGAGTTGTTCTTGCCGGTCGGTAAGCCACGCTCGATCACAAAGGTCGTGGTTGATGGCACAACGCTTTCAGCTGGTGAACTCGCAACGATTCTCGTGGACTCACGAGCGGGCGTGTTGTACTACCCGACTGGCTGGTACTCGGGGCGGTTAAACGTCACGATCACGGGCGTCAGCGGCTTTGCTCAACCGCCAGGGGGCTTGGCGCCAGCTATCGCTAAGGGCGTCAGGTACATGGTCGTTGATTCACCAACGCAAGACAGGGCGATCAGTGTGAGCAGTGAGGACGGTTCGACTAGCAACCTGATGGTCGCCGGACTCAGGGGCGCGATCTTCGCCATCCCAGAGTTGAACATGCTCGTTGAAACGAACCGCACAACGTTTGGTGTGGCATGACTTCGGCGTTAACGATCAGCAAAGCCCTTGTGCAACTGATCGCTACGGCCCCAGCGTTTCAGTCAAGGCAAGTAACGATTGCTCACCCTGCAGCATTGGCTGAGCAGGAGTTCGTGTTCATTAACGGTGTCAGGGCCACGGAGCAAGCACGTTCACTTGGCAAGGCGTTCAAGCGTGAAGAGCTCACTGTTGAACTCGGTCTTGTCGTCGAGGTCAATGCTGACGACCCCAGTGACGCGCTCGACAGGGCTTACCGCATGTTCACGGAGCTTGAAGACGTAATCGCGAGCTCGCCAACATTAGGTGTGGCTGGCGTGTTGTTCGCCCAAGTCGGTTCGTGGGATCAAAGAATGTTCGCTGCCGATGGCAAGCGAGTAGTGGAAATGACCGTTGACGTCCTAGTGACGTCCAACAAGGAGGCGTGAATGAAGTTCAAATTTGTTGGCGTTGACGAGGGCATCCTTCCCGGTGTCGGGCTCGTTAAGCCAGATGACGTTGTTGAAATGCCAGCTGAGTTGGTGGCTGGTTGTGACACCTCAAGTTGGGTTCAAGAGCCTGACGAAACCGAATCGCCTGCGGGCAAGGAGAACAAGCAATGACAACTGCTGCTGGCGACCTTCAGGTTGCGTTTGGAGAAGAGTCAACGTGGGGCACTGCCGTGTCACCAACGAAGGTTGTTGAGTGCACTGACGAGTCAGTGAAGCTCACGATTGACCGTATTGAGAGCAAGGGTTTGGCGGCTGGTCGAGTGCTCGCTTCGAAGGCTAATTGGGCTGCGGGCAAGATTGACGTGAACGGCGACATCAGTTTTGAGGTTGGTTCGCGTGGCTTTGGGTTGTTGTTCAAGCACATGATTGGTTGCGCAACCCCGACTCCGACGACGGTTGCTTCAACGGCGCGCAACTGGAAGTTCGCGTTGAGTGCAACGGACACAATGGACGACAAGAGCCTGACGACTGAGATTGCGCGCACTGACGTAGCCGGCCAGAAGGTGAAGTTCACTTATGCCGGTACGAAGATTGAGAATTGGGAGCTGTCTTGTCAGGCGGGTGAGTTCCTTATGGGCAAGATCAGCATTAACGCGAAGAACGAAGTTTCAACTGTTGCTGCTGGTACGACATTGACGTACCCGACTGGAACGCCTTTGAATTTCGTTGGCGCAGCGATCAGCGTTGCTTCAAGTTCATTTCCCGTGAAGCAGTTCAACATCAAGGGTGACAACGCTCTAAAGACTGATCGTTATTACCTTGCGAGCTCGGGCACGAAAGCAGTGCCAGTGCAGAACGGGTTGCGGTCAATCACGGGTTCGTTGTCGTGTGACTGGTCTGGGCAAACTGCTTACGACCGTTTCGTCAATGGCACGATTGCATCGTTGAGCGCGAAGTTCGAAACGATTGAAAACATTGCGACTGGCACTAAGGGCTACGTGCTTATCACTTGCCCGGACGTGCGTTTCGATGGGACAACACCCACGGGTGGCGGTTCAATCGTTGACCAGAACCTTGACTTCGTGGTCGTAGACGACGAGTCAAGCGGAACAGCCGCTCTCACCATTGAGTACCAGACCCTCGACACTGCCATCGTTTAATGCCTTCCGGTGACCTCATCAGCTGTGAGGTTGACTTGAAGGACTGCTTGGGCACGTTGAGGCGCTTCGACAAGAACGCTGAGAAAGTGCTGCGCAAGCAGCTGACCGCGTTGGGCACTGACGCTAAGCGAATGCTCGTGGCGAAAAGCCCGCAGAAGACGGGGCGCATGGCTGGGCATTGGGGCAAAAAAACAACGATCAGCCAGAAGCGCATCATGGTCGCTGCAACGTTGAACGACTGGCCCAGGTGGGACGAGAACACGGGCCGCAGGTTGGCTCGTTACCCGTTCATGCTGGAGCATGGTCGCAAGGCTGGCGTGTCTAAGACTGGGCGCGTGATTACACCAATGGCGCCGCGTCCAATGATTGCTCCGACACGAGTGGTCATTAACGCCAGGGCAAAAGTTGAGGCTGAGCGCATTAAGCGCGAGGCAGTAAATGCCTTCGGGCGCTAACAGGGGGTAACGCATGGACAACGTGACACGCATCAAGATCGACGGAGTTGAGTACGAGATCGACGGCAACGACTTGACGTGGGGTGAAGTCGAGTTGCTTGAGCGCGAAACCGGCAAGCCGATTGGTCAGTTGGATTTCGAAAGCGCCACAACAATGCTTGTGCTGGCGTGGCTTGCGAAGAGGCGTAAAGAGCCCTTGTGTTCCCTTGACGACCTCAGAGCGCTTCCTATGAGCGCGATAGAGGCCGTTGAAGACGGAAACCCTACGCAGGCCGTCGAGGACGGCGAGGGTTCCACGGTCGATGGGACTGGCATCCAGTCTTAGCTGACCGGTTTGGGGTTCGTCCGTGGGAAATGCACCTGCTGAGTGTGCAGGAGTGGAACAAGATTATGAAGTACCTCGATGAAGAAGCGCGAGAGAACCGGAGAAACTGATGGCTAAGAATCAGGTTGTAATCGAGGTCATTGGCGAGAACACTCAGCTCAGGAAGTCATTGGGTGATTCTGAAAAGCGCGTTCGCCAGTTGGAGAAACAAATTGGCAGGGCTGGCAAGGGTGGCGCCGCGTCAATGGGCGGGCTCACAAAGTCAATGGGCATCACTGCAGCTGCGACGATTGGTGCAAGCAAGGCGTTTGGGTTCTTTGAGAAGGCCGTTGATCGCACGGAGTCTTTGACGAAGGCCACGCTCAAATTGTCGAAGCAGACGGGGATGGACAACGTTGCGGCTGCGCAGTTCGTGCAGCTCGCTGATGCTCGCGGGATTAGCAGCGAGAAACTGAGCACGGCGTTTGGCGCGATTTCCAAGAACATGTACGCGGCGGCCAACGGCGGCAAAAAGCAGGCTGAGGCTTTCGATCAGCTTGGCGTCAGTCAGAAGGCGCTTGAGTCCGGTGACTTGAAGACCGTCTTGATGCAAGTGTCCGACGGTTTGAAAAACCAGTCAAGCGACGCTGACCGCCTTGCGCTTTCTCAGAAGCTGCTTGGTCGAGGCGGCAAGGATTTGATGGGCGTGTTCGCTGGGGGCAGTAGTGCTTTGAAGGAACAGCTTGGGATGTACAAGCAGAACGCTGAGGCGATTGCTGAGGACTCGGGCAATACGAAGGAAATGATGGCAAACAAGCGCAAGCTCACGGCAGCGCTTGACAGCATCAAGATCACGCTTGGCACTGCAGTCATTCCGTTTATGAACAAGGCAAGCGCCGCGCTCGTGAAGTTTTCAAACCTGTCGCCTGAAGTGAAAAAGCTCATTGTGACAATGATCGGGTTCGCTGCAGCAGCTGTCGCCATGTCAAAGATCATCGTGGTCGTCAAGAACATCGCCGGGGCGTTCAAGCTGCTGACCGCTGTCCCAAAGATCTTTCTCGCTATTCGCCAGGCGTTCTTTATCTTGAAGCTCGTGATGATGAGCAACCCGTTCATTGCAGTGGCAATGATCGCGGTCGCCGCTGGCATCTTGATTTACACGAAGTGGAACACCGTTAAGAAATACCTGATGGTTGCGTGGGATGCGATCAAGGTCGCGTTTCATGCGGTAGCGAAGTTCATTGTGTCTGCTGCGAAGAGTGGTTTCCTCGGGCCCGTGGGTTGGATCATTGCGAACTGGGGTCGCGTCGTTAAGTTCTTTTCCGGGTTGCCGAGCAGGTTGGGCGGTTACGCCAAATCAGCTGGCAGCGCAATCTGGAACGGCTTGAAATCCGGGGCGTCAAGTGTCCTCGGGTTCGTCAAAGGCATCTTCAACAGTGTCATTGGCGTCATTGA